GCCCTCTGTCCATTCAAATCTAAAGTATCTCCACTACTTACTGTTACGGCATCAAACTCACAATCTCCTGTAAGTGTTATTGTCACACCAGCACCTCCAGTTGTAATATCTGGGTCGTAATCTATGTTAGCTAATTTTACCTTACTTCCAGAACCACCGTTATCAAAATGCCAAGCCTTTCCTGAACATACTACTGGATAAAGACTGCTTGCTCCAGTTATTGTTATGGCATTAGTTCCATTATTCGCAAACTTGATTCCTTTTTCTGCTGCATCAGTTCCGTTAGTGTCTATTGTTGCTGCTGCTGTTGTTGTCCCAAAAGTAAACGTTAATGCTGCATCCGTTCCGTCAAAAATTACATTTGCGGATGCTGAAGTGCAGGTCAAAAGATTTTCAAAAGTGCAAGCTTTTCTAAAAGTAAGGTCTGCACTCACTGAGTGATTAAAGTTATAGAAGGTAACCCCTGCACTTCCCGAATCAAAATATGTCCTATTGCCTCCCGCATTTGCAATAAATGTTCCATTGTTGTGTATATAGGTTCCTGAATTTTCAAAATCAGCCTTGTTTTCTAAATTACCTCTTGGTGCTGACAAAGTTCCGTTAGCTGCTATCGTAAGTGCTCCGTCAAGGTCAAGAGTGCCGTTTATCCAATCTGCACTTTCATTTGTTGCATTTGCAGCAGTCTCGGTTCCTGTATCTAAAGGATTACCAGTGCCTTCATCAAACTTATACCAATGAGCTGGGGTCTGTGGATATGTTCCAGAATAAAGTGAAGCTACTTGGTCAGCAGACAATCCTTGGTCAAAGAATTTTATATTTCTCATAGACCCGTTAAAGTAACCTCCATAACTACCAAATCTTCCTATCTGAGTGCTACCTGCGTCGGCTTCTATAGAATTTGAATTAGTATCATTTGATGCTGAAGCTTCTAAAACTCCATTAAGATAAAGGGATTGAGTTGTCCCGTCACATACTAGTGCTGCGTGATACCATTTATCTACACTTAAAGTAGTAACGCCATCTACACTAACAGTTGCTACACTTCTTTTTACTACACTTTTTATTACATTATCTTGTATTCTTATATCAAAACCATTACTTCCACTTGAAACATCAGGACAAGAAAACATATATTGAACACCGCTTAAAGTATCAGTATTAAACCAAAAACATACTGATGCGGTATTTTTATTATTTGCTAACGAGGAACTTACATAAGCATAATCACCAACACCATTAAAGTCAAGATAAGTCAGTGCCTTACCCTCTACCTTTCCTTGTGTTACTGTAAACGTTCCATCTGTCGTTGTGCTATTATCATATACATCTACACTGTAAGCGTCATAAACCCAAGCAGGTGAACCCACGGCCACTCCATCTGTAGCTGACGTTCCTTGTGCATTATCAATGGCTGTGCCAGTTCCTTCATTTGATTTTAACCATACTTTAAGATTTGTAGTTCCTGCACCCAATGATGAATCGCCATTTATTTTAGAAGCAAGAACTTGAATATTAGCTGCACTTAATCCTTCTCCTTTGTAAATACGGAAATCTGCTATATTACCATTAAGAAAATTTGCACCAGAAAATCTACGCCCAAGGTTAACTCCAATAGTATTTCCTGAAGAATCATAATCAGTTCCATCACTTGCACTTCCTTTTTCTACTCCATTAATGTATAATTTGGTAGTTCCTGAAATTCGTGATAATGCTATGTGATTCCAATCATCTGCTGAACAAGTTAAAGCTGCCGAAATAAGACTTCCTCCGTTAGCATAATATACAACATTAGGATTACTGAAAAATATTGCTGGTTCTTCTGTATTGCCGCTTTCTCTCATATCAAATAAATACATTGCAGTGCCATTGTTATCCCATCCTTTAATCCAACCAGCTATAGTAAAATCACCAGTGCCAAAATCTAAATCAGCGTGACCTGCTATTTTAACATAATCATCAGAACCATCATAATCTAAAGCACTGTCAAGATTTACATTAACGTTTGATGTTCCTAAGTTACCTTCTATTATTCCGCCCGTGCCTGTAAAGTTAATTGTATTGGATGGCATTAGCTAATCGTTCCTCCTAAATTCCGAAATGAACCAACCGTTATTTCCATTGGAGCCAATTCAAAAGTTCCACCTTCTATAATTAAAGTTCCAAAAAAATGATTAGCATTAGTTGAATTATTATTTCTATTATACTCACCACTTAAGAAACGACATATACCTAAAACTTTTATGTATCTTGCACTATCTTGAAAAGTTACATTATTAGCAAACGTAGCATTGTTTAAAACTGTAGTTTCATTTGCTTCTTTGGGTTCGTATGTGCTTGTTGCCTCAAGGTCATAAAATGGATTCTTAGTTACACTCTGTCCAACTACATTTGTATCTGCATCTGCACTTGTAAATTTTATTAAACCGCTATTGTGCGTAAATGTTCCACTTGTATGTGTATAAAATGCAACCCCTCCTGTAGCTCCTGTGTTCTTAGTAATAGTAGTAGTTCCGCTTGTTGCACTGTAGGTTCCTCCGCTGTTAATCGTAAGACTTCCAAGACTAATTGCTGAAGCATTACCTGTAAGTGTTCCTGTTACACTTGCATCTCCTGTTGCTACAAGGCCCCTACTTGTTGAACCATCTAACGTAGTTAAAGACGCATTAGAATTTATTGTTAAATTATTAACATTCAAAGTATCTTCTAATTTATATATGACTGATGAACTTGGATTTAAAGTAAGTGAAGAAGTAGTTTCTTGAAGTGCAATCCCTTTTGCATCTGGAGTTGTAACCGTAAAAAGAGTTGTTCCATCAACAGTTCCATCCATTAAATTTATAATTAAATCATCTGATGCTTTATATTTATTAATTGTATTTGTTCCTGCAAGACTTACTCCTCTGTTTCCAGTGCCTGTAGCACTAATAGAACCCATCGTAACTGTAGAATCAGCATCTCCATTGATGTAACCTGCCGTTCCTAAGATTACGCCACCTGCTGTTGCACCTGAATTAAAACTGGCCGTAGAACCATTAAGATTTAAAGTTCCTGTTAAGGTTGTAGTTCCTGTTACTGTAAGTGCATGATTACTACTTGCATTTGTATGTAATGTTCCTTGTGTTATTGTAAGGTCTCCTGCAATAGTTGTAGCTCTACCAATATCTACATTTAATCCAGAACCGTTTAATATTAAATTACGAATATTACCAGTTCCCATAAAATCTTCAGTAGTAGTATGAGTTCCTTGTAATTCTACATCTAAATTACCTGTAATAGTTCCACTGTGGTCAAACAATCTTCCTGATGTCTTTACACAAGTAATCTTGAATCCACCACCTGCTATAGTGCCACCGTTAATTACGACTGCACCTACTTGTTCATTCTCAGTAAGTGTGCAAGTGTGTCCTGATGATATTGATGCAGTATCTCCGTCCGCAGGCACTGAACCGCCTGTCCATGTTGCTCCAGCGTCCCAGTTACCTGACCCTGCTGTGGTTATTGTAGCCATTCACTAAATGGTCCCCTGTAAGAATACTTTACAATCTCCAGCAGTTATAGCAGTTGAAGAACTGCCATCAGTTGCTTTTACAGTTATTGCAAGGAATCTTAACGCAGTTGTAGAAATTGCCTTCATAGCACCAGAACTTGCTGCTACTACTATGTCATCTCCTATTTGCACCCATTTACTGTTTGTCACAGGTGTTGCTTCTGCACCGTCAAACAGAGAACCCCATACTTGACAGGTAAGCCCTCCGTCCTCATCGTTAGACAATACTTGTATTGATGCTCTCTCGTATGCCTCTACATCCACTGCGTCAATTATTACAACATATGTAGAACCACTTAGAGTAACTGCATCGTTCTCTACAAGCATTGACTTAAGTGAACTGCTTATTCTTTTAGTCGTTATTGTATCTGCCATTACTTAGATTTCCCCTTGGGCTTTCTAAGTCCTTTACCTTTTTTAGGCTTTGCTTCTACTTTTTCTTTTTTGACTCTAGAAGCTTTGCTGCGAGTTCTAACCCCTGCGCCGACCTTCTTAGCCCCAACTTCAGTTTGGACTTCAAAGATGTCTGGCTGGGCAAGTAACTTTTTAACAAATCCTGCGAACCTTTTGTTATTCTCGTCAAACGTGTGGACTTCACCGAGGTGGAACGCAATGCTGCGCCCACCATCAGTCCTAACGAAAGTAGGCTTAGTTCCTTTGTACCTAATCGTAACCATGATATCATAGCTCCAATTAAACTAAGCGCTCTTCAAGTCGGTTATTAGTCCTTGTGTTGCAAATTTAGTTGCAATTAATTCACCAGCAGTCATAAAAGCATAATTTCTCTTTAATGCTTGCACGTTTGCCAAATCTTCTTGTGCTAAGAAAGTAGTTGGTGCTGCAATCTTCATGTACAAGTGTTCCATATCTAACAACATAATTGGCCCCATTGATGTTCCACCAGATTGGTCGGTCATCGCATCTGCCAAGTGCTGTGTTGCATAGATTGGTATACTGTCGTAGTATCCCATTCTTCCATCTAAGTTCATTCCGGGTTCAGATGCAACTCCGTTTGTTCCTTTTGGAGCTTGTGCTTCAAGAGCCATTCTCCATGTTGCGTTAGAAGTTCCTGCTGTAATTAATTGTTTTAATTCAGTTAACTGTTGGTGACCCATTAAGAATACTAAATTGTCGTAAGATGCGCCGTTTTCTATTGCATTTTGAATAGTTGCATCTAGTAAATCTAAAGACAATAATCTGTTTGTTCCACCAGCTCCACTAACAAAACCATCAGCCCATGTTGCTCCATCTCCTCTTGCACCTAAGTCGTAAATGTCGACTTCTGCTGCAATAGTTCCTGAACGTGCACCTACTTGAGCGTAGTTTGCACATACACGAGTTAGAGTTTCAAAATCGTCACCTGCTGCTCCTGCTGCGTAATCTACTGTCAACATTTTGTCAATGTAAAAAGCGTGTGCTTCTGCTGCTTGTGCTCTTAGGAAAGCTGCTAGACCTTTTACTCCGTCATCTGCTTCAGCTAGGATAGCTGCTCTTGTAGAGACTGTGTAAGGACTTACAATTTCTTTAATGGTTGCAGTTACTTCTGCTAGGTCTGGCACATCAGATGTTCCAAATGCTGCACCTTCGCTTACTCCAGTGTTGCTTCCACTTACAGTTCGAGCAGTTAATACTCTCCAACCTGATTGTGTCCAACCTTCTTTTCTGAGTAACTTAAATACATCAGATTTTGTGTTTAGTTGATTAAAAACAGATGCGCCATACATTGTGTTAAAGTATGCACCGTCGCCTGTTGTCAAATCATCTTTCTTTATGCCATATCTTGCTGAGATATCTAAACCGCCGCGATAGTAAGCGTTGACGTAATCTTCAAAACTCATTCCAGCCATTCTAGAAACCTCCTACTATGTTTTTGTTTGATTTCATGTTGTCTATCTCCTCAAGGGATTTTGATACATTCAAGAAGTTAATTTCTGCTTGTTCTTCAGCTTTTGGAGCTGGAGCAGGTGTTGCTTTCTTTCCTGTATAAACGTTAATGCCGTGTTTCTTCAAGGTTGCTAAAGATTTTTCTAAGTCATCTATTTTGGTTGATTTTTCTTCTTCCATCATTTTTGCCTCTTCTTCTTCTTCTTCCTCTTCTTCTTCGGCTTCTTCTTCTTCCTCTTCATCCTCTTCGGCTTTTTCTTCCATTTCGCCTTCTAGGTATGCGAGTACTTCTTTTAGTTTAGCAAGTGTGGCTTCCATGTCTTTCATTAGTGCCTCTTCTTTGCCAACTTCAACTGGCTCTTCAAGTCCGGCAGCTAATTCTACGTCCTCTGTTTCAACGATTTCCTCGTCGACAGCTTTTTCGTGAGTGCTACCACATGCGCAATCTGTCATGTATATAGACCGAGAAAAGGGTATATAAACAATCTAAACTTTCCGGAAACTAACGCTTCTTATTCCAAGAAGGCGTTCTTCCCCTTCTTAATCTTTCTTTAGGAGTCCAACCTGCATCAGCCAACGCCCTACGTAGTTTTTGACCTGATTGGTCTCTTACTCTACTTGGACTCATCTTTGGACCGCGCCCCCTATATTTTCCGGGATTTCTCCACATCTCTGCGCAAAAAGCCTCTGGGTCTCTTACACTTTGTAAACCTTCATAGTTTCTAAGTTTTAATGCATTTCTACGACAATCTGTCATAAATGCCCTCATACTTCCTTGTGTTCTTCCTGTCCTAGGTGCTTTAGATAATGCGATTCCTTTTTTTACGGCACATTTTTTTATTCCTGCTATGTCCCAAATGTGTTTGTCAATCTTTCCTAATATATCAGTTACACTACTTGTACTCCACATCTTACAAGACCAATACCTTGCCTTATGTTTAGGTCCGGGACTATCACAATTGTGTCTTGCTCTAAAATTTCTACGCTTTTCTGGACTGTCGCGTTTAATGTCCATCTTAGGGTCGCCAAACTTTACTTGTACT